GAGGATGTGGCTGGTGCCTGTGCCGGTTAGGGTGACGACGTTGCCTGCTGTGCCCGTCACCGTCCATTTGCCGAAGGTCTGCGTTGTGGTGCCAAGGGCAATGGTGTGGGCTACGGTTTTGGTGCTGGCGAGTTCGGTGAATTGGTTGTTGTCGGTGATGGTGAGGGTAGATGTGCCAGTGGTGCCGCCGATGGTGAGTTTGTTGTAGGAGAAGCCGCCGCCGTTGAAAGTGCGGGCAGACGTACTAGTATCCGATAAAACGATGTCTGCGGTGCCTTTGTACAAAGTGAAAGAGCCGGTATTAAAACCGCCGTCTGCCCAAATATTACCCGTACCTGATACTGTCCACGTTCCTGACCCCATTTTTAGCGTTCTTGGACCAGATCTAAACGTCAGACCTACTTGGCCTGCCGTTACATTATATGTAACAGCATCAAATGTACCGTTCCATAGCTCTAGGCGTCTAATAGAGCTTGCAACAAAAGCATCCGCAAGTTGTGTCGTTCCTGCAAACGAATCAATTCTGACATTGCATTCAAACGTCACGCCATTGCTGGTAATTGTTTGCGTGCCTTGCTTGCCAAAAGCTATTGTTCCTGTTGTGCTTGTTTGTGTAATCCCAGTGCCAAACGTCCAATCTCCATAAACAAATGGAACGGTGAGGCTGGCGATGGTGAGCGTCATCGCACTAGTCCGCAACGACGCATCAAACGTGCCGATGTTCCAAGCAGCATTGATGGTGATGGTGCCTGTGACGCTACCAGCAGCTTCATCAAACACCGCTGTGTCCTGCGCCAACGGGAAGTTGTTGATGTCAGGACTGCCGCCAGAGCCCGGTGCCCAAGCGGTAGCGCTCCAGTTCTGTGCTCCAGCAAGGTTCCAATAGACGGTCTTGGCCGCAGGGAAGGTGATGCCGCTGTTGCCGCCACAATCGCCTGCACGGGTCGGAGAAGAGCCTGCTGCGGTGCCAGCAATGGTGATGTCGCGGAAGTCGCAGTCTGTGGCCGACAGCGTGCCTACGGTGAGGGTGCGGGTGGTGCCGATGGGATTGGAGTAGACAAACACACGCCGGACGGGAGAGGCCCCAGCAACGGTGAGCGTACCTGTAATAGTTTGATCATTATTAAACAGTAGCGACATCAAACCGGCAGAGGCTGTCGGAGAAATTGTTAGATTGTTAAAGGTGTTTGTTTGACTAAAAATTTTATTTCTAGCTGTTGTGTCCGTAACACTAACATTGTTAAAAGTCATTCCTCCACCAGAAAAATCTGTATTGCCTGTTGAAGTTAAATTTATTTGTGAAGTTCCGCAGTTAAAACTAAGGTTGGCAGAGTTTGAGAATGCAACAGGAGTAATTGAACTTAACGTCACCGTACTCGACCCCAGCGCTATCGCCCTAACATTGCTGTTGCTGGACGACAGAGAGCCTGCGGTGACGTTGTAGTTTTTGGTGTCGAAGGTGCCGTTGGTGATGGTGAGGGCACTGATGTTCAGCGCGTCGGCGAGTTCGACAGAGCCGCCGTAGGAGTCGACGGTGATGGCTACTGGGAAAGACTTACCGGAGCTGGTAATAGTCTGTGTATTTCGACCGGAAAAAGTTTGTGTCGCAGCGCCGCCAAACGCGGTTCCTGACCCATTCGTCCAGTTACCGTAGATCGCGTATCCAGAAGTTAGACTCAACGTCATCGCGTTTGTGCGCGTAGACATCGTAACTGTGCCTGTGTACTGGACTGCAGAATCAAATGTCACCGTAGCCGATGTATTCAGCCCCGTGTTCTCGATGACAGCGGTATCCTGCGCCAATGGGAAGTTGTCTGTGCTGACACCAGCACCAGAACTTGCAGCCCAAGAGTCCGTAGACCAGTTGCCGCCAGCAGCACGGTTCCAGTACACCGTCTTCGGCGTGTCGAAGGTGATGCCTCTGCACCCACGTAGGTCGCCAACACGCGTGCCGCTGATGGGCGCGGCTGTGCCGATGACGTAGAGGTCTCGGAAGTCTGCGTCGGTCAGGCTCGGGGCTGCGTTGATGGTGAGGGTTTGGGCGATGCCGTAGGTGGCGCCTCTGAACCACACTCTGCGGTTGCCTGCGGTGCCGCTGGTGGACAGGGTGCCGTTGATGACATTCCCGCTAGAGAAACTAATAGTTTTTACTCCGGCACTGCTTGGGGCGGAAACATCAATATTGTTATATGTATTACCACCAGAGAAATTATGATTGGTAACTGAAGTTAAAGGACAAGACACATTGTAAAATGTAATTCCAGGTCCACTGGTGCTTGCCGCACTTATAAACGCATTGCTTGCATTTAATACAATGGTGGAAGTTCCTGCGTTAAAGGTTAAATTTGTAGTCGTTTGTAAAGCGATGCTTGAACTGCTGCCAGTAACAGTTACTGTACTGCTATTTAGAGTGATAGTTCTTACATTAGAGTTGTTTGATGATATGCCGTTTGCTAGGGTCATGTTATACCCAGCGGTATCAAAAGTACCGGACGTTAAACTTACTCCACCCCCTGCTGTGATCGTCAGCGCGTCGCCTAAAGTCACAGTAATTCCAGTACCTTGGATAGTAAGCGCAGCCCCTAAACTTTTACCAGAAGTAGTTATTGTTCCAGTTCCGGTTATTGTCAAAGCACCTGTGTAGGTGAAACCTTGTGTGGCATCTAATATAAAACTACCAGAAACGGTGATGGCTGCGCTACCCGCCAATGTCCCCGTAAACCCAGTGCAGTTGATGGACTTGGCACCGGTGTTGCCGCTGGAGATGGTGCAGGTGCCGGTGGACAGGTTGTCAAAGAACACATCCTCTGTGCTATTGGGAATGGACGCACCGCCAAGACCACCAGACGTAGTAGCCCATTTAGTACCGGCAGTACCGTCCCATGCCGCAGTTCCACCAACCCAATAGCGTGCCATCTCTTACGCCTTCACGTAGCGAACGCCATCAATTTCGATGTACTCAGGCTCAGGCTCAGGTTCCGGTGCAGGCGGTGCCGTCACCACAGCAATCCAGTTGTCGCGCCGCTGCTCCTTCATCGCCTCAATCTCAGCTTCAGTGAAGCCATGATCGTCAGGCAGATGAAGAGCATCAGCAAACTTGCCGTGAGGAGTTTCAAAAGAGAAGTCAATCTTCATGGCTATTAAGCAATGCGGATGATGGCGTTAGAAGCGTCAGCAGCAGGGAACACAACAGTGAAGTCACCATTGGTGCTGGACTTGTCGCTGCTAAAGTCAAGAACAGCAATGGCTCTGTCGGCCTTGCTGCTGTTGTAAATGAGAGCGCCTCTGGCAGTGATAGTGGCACTGGACCAGGTTGTGTCAGTAAAATCAACAATGGCAGTGGAGCCACTCAACGAAATGGCTGCTCCAGCCAGCGTATTGCCACCAGCGGTGTAGCCTGTACCAGACACTTCGTTAGAAGTGGAATAGGCTGTTGTAGAAGCACCAAGAGTAGCAGAGCTTGTAAACAAAGCAATCTTGATGGTGTCGGTGTCAAGATCGTGAGTGCCACCAAGCAACTCAGTCTTGAACGAATTGCACATAGCTTGTGTGATGGGCATATCAGTTCCTTAGAAAACAAAAAGGGGAGACAGGACAGACCTGTCCCGACTCCCCCGTTATACCAGCTTAAGCCAGTGTGTCGCGGTCAACGCCGCCAGGAGCGGGCTTAGCATCGATGTTGCACAACAGCGCCCACACACGAATCTTGCCGCCAGTGGGGGCAGTGGTCGCAGTGGCAATGAGAACGTCGATGGTGTCAGCAGTAGCGCCAACAATCAGCGGCTGATAAGCAGCAGCGTTCTGTGCATAAGCACCAGCAGCAGCAGCGTCAAGGTCAAAGCCGTCAACGAAGCAGTCAGCGTCAACACCAGTGATGCCAAGATCAAGGGTGTTGTCGTTGGACTCGCCAGTAGCAACAGCAGTGACTTCGATGCCAGCATTGAGCACCATCGTGTTCGCGGGAACATCGATAGCTTCAATGACGTCAGCAGCAGCCAGAGCAGATGCCTTAGCTGTGGCTGCAACAGCCCAGTCAATTTCTTGCTCAACGAAATACGGAATGTTCGTAAGCGAACGCACCGGACGAGGAGCGCCGCCTAAGCCGTTAGAGAGATCAATAGTAGCCATTATGGTTTCCTTTCAAATTGTTTGAGATGGTTATTAGTCTTCTTAGTTCAGAAAGCCGACACGTACACAAAAGTGCAGAGGTGTCGGGCGTCTTAGACATTAAACCAAGATTAGGCCACGTTGTACTTGCAGGTGGTAATGGCCTCACTTCTGAGAATTTTTCGGCCATAGAGGTGCATACCACGAACAATGTCAGCAAACGAGTCCGGATCGCGATAGGTCTCAGTCTTGTTGATCTGCTCAGCAGAAGCAACAGCGTTGTCATGACCGGCAACGATGACACCGAAATCGGTGTTCTGGTTAGCCGTGCCTGTCGTGCCTGGGCCAGTGCCAACCTTCGGCAGGTTGTTCGACACATAGACCTTGAAGCCGTGCAGGTTGTTCAACAGAAGACCGTTTTGCAGACCAGAGCCACCGAAGTCTGCATTCAGAAGACGGCTGTCTTCGTCCTTCAGCACTTCAACGAACACCGGATCAACCACAAGCCAACGACCAGTGGTGTCAACGTTTTGCTGATCCAGCAGACGCGACATACGAGCAATGATCATCAACGGCGAAACCACCGACGTAGACAGAGTCGTAGCACCAGGCAGACGCGCTGCAATGGGAACAGAGTGGTCACCAGCACTGGAAGTGGTGATGTTGCCAAACGAGCCCTTGATGAGCTTCATCGACGTCAACAGTTCGTCGTTACCAGCAGTCGAAACAGCCTTCGTACCAGGGAAGGTAGTGCGGGCGGTGTCGGCGCTGCCATGCAACACAGACTGTTGATAACCAGCGAGGTAGCCGAGAACGTCTTGGTCGAACTGGTCCTTCAAGCGATAGGCAGCACGATCAGATGCCAAAGACATCCAATTGATGTGCGACTGAGTGGACTCAATGTCGTCAACTTTACCTTTATATTCAGCAAGGGTCGTTAATCCTTACCCGCTTTATTCAAGCTGCTGCATTTTTCAATGCAGAGTAGACTATATCATCACCCT